GTTTCCATGTCTTTTTCATAAATCTAATGCTCCTTTCATTTTTGGTAAAAAAATAGACGCTCATTTCTGAACGTCTTACATTGAAAAGGGATACTTTTTTACAAGTACCCCTCAAATTCAATATTTACTTTATTGTGTTCCCACACTCTATATCAACAACTACCGAAACATTGATATAGTTTTTTATCTCTTTATTTCTGATTTTATCGCCCTCGCTTGTAAAGACGATATGCTTGAAAAAGTGCCTAAAATTAAGGATTTCTACATAGTTCGTCTTTGTAGCAACACACAAGTCTCCACATGTTCCGTTTGTTAAGTGTTCTGTTTTTAAATCCTTGTACAGCTTTGTACATTCTCAAATAGCCTATAAAATCAAGTATTTTTTAATAGTTCAGACTTTACCGCCTTGTGCGTTCTTGTGTTGTATGTTTGCAATGGTGGCAAGTCGGTGGCAATGCCACCACTGAACCATCTGTTATACTAATTCGTTGACCCTTTTCTGTACAGCTGTAGGACTGTAACCTGCTGCTTTCACGCGGTCAATTCGTTCTTGACCATTACCCCACTTACCAAGAATAACTTCTTTTGCGATAGTGGTCAAGTCTGTTGCAGCATCTCCTTTCAGAATCATGTTTACTGCATTTTGTACTTCATCATAATTGTACCCTGCCACTTCAATGTTGTCCTGTCGATCTGAATTGTTACCCCACCCCATTCGTTTGCACATACAAGATGGATATATTTTCTTCCTTATTTATAATAGGCATTTCATTCATCTTTTCCGCGTAATATTTTTTCTATAATTAGCTTTTCCACATATGCCGGACAGGTCCGCTCTCCATTCTCCCAACCGCACATGGTGCGGTATGGGATTTCTAACCACTCGGATACCTCTTTTCGAGACATTCCGACTTTCTCTCTTGCTTCTGCTATGTTCATTACTGTACACTTCCTGTCTTTTTTATTCTGCGAATTGTTCAAGGAACTCGTTAACATCTTCAAGCGTTCCGAGTTCTACTTTTTCGCTGTTCGGATTATCACTGTAAAAAAAACGATTCCCCCTCTTTCCAGAATGTAAAGCTGCTGTTGTTGTAAACCTCAAAAGCCCTTTCTGTAAGTTCGCTTTTTCCAGTAAATTCGTATTTTTTCATTTTTCTTGTCCTCCTTTTTATTTATACTGCGGCATTACTTTTATGTTTAAATATGCCTTGCAGTCTTTATTATGCTTACATTTTTTGCAGTCCAAAAATCTTACGTTCCCGCTATTTGTTTTTGGACATTCTATAAATTCATATGCCCACGGCTGTTCGTCTTCTTCTGCTCCTGGAATCTCCATTACATGCTCATATTCATTATCTGTATGCAGAATTTCGCAAATATTCACTTTTTCGCTTTCCAGTTCTGTGCAGTTTTTTATTATGTATTCCGTTAATTCATTTTGGTTCATGTAATCAAAGTAGAATTTTCCAGAATCTTTAACAATAAGTATTCCGGCATTCTCATAAGTCTTTGGAAAGTTTTTGCAGCAAGAATTCGTCAAACGTCCATGAATGCATTTCGTTTCTTCGTTTTCGATAGAATCTACCCACAACCTCTCAAAAATTCTATTGATATCTTCTCCGCATCCTGCAAAAATTGTAGTATCTTCATCATTTTTTCTCGTGATTTTGTAAATATCCATCATCATTTTATTTTCCCTCCTGATACTTTTCTATAGCATCTATAACTGTAGCTCTGTTTGACGTGACAATATAGCAGTTTCTTGCATAATCGTAATATCCTAAATTTTCCTCTGATCTGAGTTTTCCTTTTCTGTATTTTCTTAATTTAAGATAAAGACGATCTTTGTCTTCTTTTGTCCAGTGGTTTCCAGTCACTGTTTGATACCAGTCGTTTTCCATTTCCTTTTCCGGAAACACCTTGTCAATAATTTCGTCAAGTTTCTTATATGCTATTTCGTATCCTTTTTCTTTCCCAAATGTTTTAAGCTCATACATCCTTGTGTCCTCCTTTTTTGTGTTTCCGTATTCCTTATCTTTAATTAAATTATATGCTCAATGAGCATATAAGTCAATAGTTTTTTTTTGCACGATGAGCCATTTTTTTAAAAAAATAAAGGTACAAGCCGAAGCCTGTACCTTCTAATTATTTCACCCGCAGTCTCTGACCAACATAGATCAAATTAGGGTTGGATAGTCTATTAACCTGCGCAACCTTCTGGTAGGATGTGCCATACTTGGATGCAATACCGGAAAGCGTATCTCCGCTCTGCACGGTATAGTATTGTGCGCTTCCGGCATTAACCTGATCCTGTACTGCTTCATATCGGCTTCCAAGAACTGTCTTACGAACATCTCCGTTTCCATATCTGCCAGATAATACTTCCTGTGCCAGATTATCCGTACTTGTAATCCAGATGTGGTTAATAAAATTCTGCACCTCTTCGTACCTGGTTCCAAGATTCTTGATCCGGTCTTCTCCGTTGCCAAATTCTCCGAGCATCGTCTTGTATGCCAGATCTAAAGTAGATCCTTCCGGAGTTGTCGTTGCCGGTTTTGGAGCTTCTGGCTGTTCCGGAACAACTACATTTGTCTTATCACTTACCGTGTACTTATGCCACTCTTCTACGCCTCCGTAGAATTTATCCAGATCGAGATTTCCGTCATATCCAGCAAGCCTTCCGCAAGACGTATACTGCCGGATTGCACAGGTATACTCTCCCTCATTCCACGGTGCGTCCTGATATCCAGTTGGATCGTTATCCGCATACTGTGCGATCCATAAGCCATAGTTGCCTATATTATCGAATTTGTATGCAATCGACTGGGAGCAATATAAAATTGGATGCACTCCAGTCTTTTCATATACATAGTCCAACCATCCTTTGCACCAGGCATAATCGCAGTTCCCGAAAGAAACATTGTTTCCTACTTCCCAGTCCAGGATCAAAATTGCTTCTCCGAGACGATTTCCTACGTTTGCCAGAAAATAATCCGCTTCCGACTGAATGTTCCCACCGTTGGCATAATGGTAAATTCCCAGACATTTCCCTACAGTTTTCGCCTGCTCATAGGCTCTCATATAATCCGGATTTACATAATTTATCCCCTCTGTCGCCTTGATCACCACAAAATCACATGGTACAACCGCAAGATTGATCCCACTTTGCCAGCTACTGATGTCAATTCCGTTTAATGCCATAACTTTTCCTTTCTACCGCTAACTTTTGGTGGTAAAACAAATAGCTTCGTCTGTCTATTCGTCCTTATTCATCTGCTTAATCAACTGGTTCACATAATTACTAAGTCCGGCAACTAAAATTCCTTGTACAATTGCCGTAAAAATAGCCATTGCAATATTTTGTGTACCTTTAAGGTCGCAAGTCGCCACCACATAAATTCCGCAAATCACGATTCCAATAATACCGATGATTACTGGAATATACTTGTCTGCAACCTTTTCGGTATTTTTCAGACCGATTCCAACAAAGTATAGTACAATTGCAACTACAACCAATTCTGGTTTCACATAATTTAAAATCTGTTCCATAATCATTACTCTCCTTTTTGCTTCAGATGTAATTCTTCTATTTCCTGTTTCATTTTCGTCACCATTCCATTTCCACCAAGCTCATGGTATGCCTCATACATTTCACAGAAATTCTGGTATGCATAAGACGGGATATTTCCAAGCTGTGTGTACTTACTATGGTATTCAATCAGTTGCACTCTAAGTAAAAGCATGGTGCCCTTACTATTTGCGTCCCTGTCTTTTTTCTGGTTTTTCAGGAGCCACACAATATACCCCAGTAATACCGGAAGTGCAATGGTGTAGGTCTGTAAGACTATCTCTTTCATTTTTGTCTCTCTTTCTTATTTCTTGTAAAAAAATAAGACCTTTCCGGTCTCGCCCTTATTTCCATATTTTTCTCCAATTATAAAAAGACAGCTCCGAAGAGTCTGCCTTTCCATCCTGTTATTATAATTTCTCACCACACATCGGACAAAATCTGATCGGTATCCTCATTTCAAAAATATCTTCAACGCTTCCGTAATCGCACACCCCGATATGCATTACAGCCTTCTCGTCTAACTCACCACCAAACAGCCACACCTCCAGCCTTCTCACTTTGCCGCCCTTTTTCAAAACTATAGGACGTGCACCAATCAACTTTGTTCTGTCCTTTTTCCCGAACATAATTTTTCTGCTACAAAATTCACATTTTTCTTTCATTTCATTACCCTTCTGCATTTTTTCTTTTGATTGTAACAAACAAAGTAATGTTCGGGAAATTTTCAACTTATTTCGACATTTTTCGATATCAGTTTGTAATGTAGTATTTAGACTTCTTCAAAATACTGACCAACCAATGTATCCGGCGAGAAGTAAAGGATTATGCTCTCTCCGTCTGTCATTCCTACACGGTTCATCAGATAAACCTTTTCATTCCAACTGTAATACTTACCCTTTACATACTCCATTCCTGCCGTTGTTACCATTTCCGGCACCGTAATTGGGTTCTCCTTAGTTCCAGAGCTTGACGGATTTGCAATAGCTGTCCACAAGCTCGGCGCTACCCCCGGCGCCCAATCTGATTGACTAGTGTGTGCCTGGACGCACTTATACAGGATGTTATTATACTGGATCTTATAATCCTTGGCATATTCTACACCATCCTCTGACCACTCTGGATAGATGGCTTGTACCTGCAGAGCCTGTAAATCTGTCAGCTCCTGCGCCTGGATCTGTGCAACCATAACTGCAGCATTCTGGATTTCTGCCTTTACTTCTGGCAGATCCTCCTTCTTGCACATCGCCACACCGAAGATCCCTCCTGTGTATTCCGTGATGCTATAGAAGTTTTCATAATTCTCATAAGTTACAAGAACATCCTCCCGCTCCTTAACAATCATTTTCCGTGTCTTTGTCGTATCCTGGAAAAGCATCTTGAGTTTTTCCGGAGTTTCGGATATGGTACGGATCAGAAGGTTTCCACCCGCCTGAATATCCGCTGACTGGATAGTTAATTCTGTGGCATCGTTGAAAATAAGTTTCATGTTACTCCTTTCCGGAGTGATTCTTAATTAAATAGCAATTTGACAAAAGCAAATTCCAAAATAACGACCACGAATACGAATCTTGCAAAAACTAACACTGTTTTAGAAAACAGAAAACCAATAATCGTTGATTCAACTGCGCAAGGAACAGTAAATTGGGATACTAATAATTTCTTGAAATCTGGTGTTACATATGCTTTTGTTGTTACGGTTTCCTCGAATCTTAACAGCGAAAACTATAAGCAAGAAATTTCTTGTGCATTAAACAGTGTAAATATGGGAAACAACGGAAACTATTACAAGCTAACATCTACCTTTATGGGGAAATGTTCCAAGGGCGACAAAATCCATATTACCTCATTCAAAAATGGAGGTTCATGGACGCTTTTTGCGACAAGAGCTATTTTTATACCAGTTAGCTAAAATAAGCCGTTGTTGCAATCATTACGAATGAGGCACTATCTGTACCGCTGATATATACTCCACCATTTTTTATGTATATACGCGCTTGTGTTCCAGCAGGTCCACCATTATGCATAGCTATCGGAATAAGACACTCGTATGTGTTATAACCATTTGGTGTCATTCCTGACGGGACATTTCCTAGATATTGATCGTTTGCAAATTTTCCATTATCTGAAAATCTTATCGATCCAGCAACAAATACCACATGACCTATTTTGCGAAATTTTAGCTTTTCTGAAAGATTATTTGCAGTCATATATTTCCAACCAGAATCGGCAGTTGCCGTTTTTAAATTGGTATTTGTAGTTGCTAATTCTGTGCTCAAAGCAGATATTTTTGCATTTGCATTTGTCAAATTGCTATTTAATTAAGAATCACTCCTTACTGTCGTTAATAAAGTTACATATAAAAATGCATATCAAAAACACCCGACCAGATGCCGAGTGTAAATAAAGCAGTTTATTTACTTATGCACTTAGATATTTTTTATGATGATACTTTACCGATTCCTGATCCACAGTGCAATAAAGCATCGTTGTCTCGGTTTTGGCATGTCCAGCCAATATAGATGCTTCCTGCAGTGGCATTCCTCGGTTTAATGCATTTGTCAAAGCCGTCCCTCGGAATCTATGCGGATGCGCTTTTTCCACACCTGCACGCCTTCCGGTTCGCCGGATCATGTCTTCTATGCCGGCTTTGGTCAATCGGTTGTATGGTTTCCTTGTTCCAACAAATAATGCAGGATTGTTATCGGTTCTGCTCTGCAGGTATTCCTGTAGATACATGTTCGTCCTTTCATTTATGTAGACCGTCCTTTCTTTTCCACCTTTGCCGTATACAATAAGGTCTTTGCTACTCCATCGGATATCCTCTATATTTAGGTTTTTCAGCTCAGACACTCTGACAGCCGTTGAATATAAAAACTCCATCATTGCTTTATCCCGGAGCGTTTTGCAATTTCTCAGCAGCATCTCCCGATCAGTATCAGTAAACGGTCTTTTGATCCGTTTTTCGACTTTGATCTGCTCCACCAATACCATCGGATTCCGTCTTACCCGATCCCTGTCTCTAAGCCATCCGAAAAAGCTACTATATGCAGCACGTACTCCTTTTAGTGTACTATTCTTAACCTTACGGATGCTCTTATAAGCTCTCAGATATCCGGAAATGTCACCATCTGTAATATTTGCTACCGGTTTATTTATGTACGATAGTAGTCTGGTAAGCTCATATCTGTACCGTTTTACTGTCTCTGCTGTCTTTCCTTCAAGTGCTCGCGACATCAAATAATCTTCCATATCAGTCCGCCATGAATCATCGACCACCTGTAGTTCTGTCTGTAACACAATCTCGCATCCAGAAAATACCATGTACAGTACATTCTTCAACTCCCGGAGGCTTTCCTCTTCCAAAACCGTTTGCATTTTACGCAGCACTTCCATTATCTTTTGTTCCATACCGTTCCGCTCCTTTTTTTGCTTTTAGTATAGAGCACAGGCATCTGGATGCGAAATGAGTTACTGAATTAAATAGCAAACGCCAGAAAAAATCTTATTCTGTTACTCCGCAAGGTGAAGCTATTTTTTATGATAAATATACCTGGTTGGAGAAAAAGAATGATATTTTTTTCTTTCAATTTATGCTGACAAATACCTCTGACGTTACCGGAAATGTAATAGCGAAAATTCCTAAAGAATGTGCTACGAATAAACAGGTTTGGTTTCCTATCTATGAAAGCAATGGCGGAAACTATATCGGAAGAGGAACTATCAACGGCGAAAATGTAGCAGTTATACAAATTAAAAAGTTTAGTAGTGAAACAGTTGGATTTTGTACATATGCTGTTTAACGATAAATGTTACAGAATACTTCTAAGATATCTTAAGAAAGGATCTTGGAAATTGCGCTGAAAATACAATTACACAATTTTCATGGTTTTCCTTACATCTTCCGCGTATGTTTTGTCCACTGATGCCTAAATGAAGCAAGTCTCCTGTTGGAACCCACGAGCTGTTTAGGATTTGAGCCGATTTTCCTTGTATAGCATGAGTATCGATTCTAAATTCTTTTGGTAACGTAATAACAATATTAGTATTAACATTTCCACCTGTAATTTTTTTTATAGATTCGGATATCATTATGTAAGCTTCTCTTTCGTTATAATACAAATACGAGCTGTCTGTACCAATGCTTACTTCTGTGAGTGTATTATTAAAATTTTTTTGGCAATTGCTATTTAATTCAGTAAGTTCTTCCTTTAACTTGCTGATATTACCGATCACATTAAACAGCGGATTCACCTTTACAATATTGATTCCATTCAGTTCCACGCTATACAGAGGGAAGTCTGACTGCATTGCACCAGTCAAAATGTTTCCATCTACCGCCGTTGGTGCTGTAGCCGTTCCGGTGGAATCTTCTCCCTGGATCACAACCAGATCAACCGTTTCTTTTCCTGTGCTATCCTTTGTGTACCGGAACACGATCAGATCAATCCTGTTCGTTCCAGAATGTCCATTGTTAATAGTCACCAGCGCACTATCATTCGCCGGGATTCTTACGTGTCGTCCGTACATAACTGCATCACCATCAGAGATTTTTACAATGCTATTGGACTGTACCTCCGCTTTTAACTGGCTGCCGTTTTCTAATACATATTTTGCACTTCCGAAAATCCCGGCAAATAGTGCACCGTCAGATTCTGCACTAACTGCACGTCCTGTATCTCCTGTATCTAAATAATTTGTTGCCATTGTTATTCCTCACCAACCTTATACGTTATAGTTTCTATGCCATTTTTTATTTTTACAATTTCTTGCGTAACCGGTTCTTTCAGAACAATTCCTGTCGCCCGGTTTCTTCCACCAACAATATCACCGATATCTACATCCAATTTACTGAATGATGCTGAGACAGAATCCGAACTTTTCAGTTCCTTCAGATGTTCAATTCCTTTTTCTTTCAGCTCTGTAGCTGATTCAGAATTTCCATAATCGTATGTTTCTGCAATTTCATACTCACCGAAATACGCCTGTTTTTCACTGATATCTCCTGTCTTATCTACATACAAATCAATCACTGTTCTGGCTGCCAATTCGCCAGCTCCGAGACAGATCAGATGATTCACCCCTCCGGTTTTCTTTTCGATTATGATCTTCATTCCGTAGTCATCGGAATACTCATATTTTTCTGACAGATCACTTATGGGAACCGCTGATATATTCACACAAGAATCCTTGTCGTTGTAGACGATTTTCAGCTTTGCACTCACCGAGGACAACATTTTTACAATGCCGGAATAAGCATCAATGTACCTCGGAAATTGATAGCTGCTTATCTGTATTCCGGAAGATGTTCCAGGAACAGCAAACAGATCTACCAGATCACACCGCTTTATCAGCAATGCAAGAATATCATGTACATCACCGGATACTGTCAGGTAATCTTTTCCGTTGTCCGGTCGGATCACTTTCTTTTCCAGAACACCACGCCAACTTCTTCCGGAATAATATACCTTGGATTTTTCTGTGTCGACTTTTACATCATCCACAATACCGCCGTATTCTTCGTCTTTTACATACCAGATGCATCCGGCACTCATGCAGTGATTTTTCACATTCATTTGAAGCTCAAAGTCATTATTGCCTCCGAGTTCCAGATCAACGGAATATTTTTCAAGGCTCCCTTGTGGAAGCCTGTTTACGTCCGTATACATTACTTCCACAATGGTTCACTCCTTTTGTCAATCAAGATTAGATCGAAAGAAAAACTGCCATTCCACGCAACGATCTGCGTACCAGCTACAATTTTCTCAAAGATGTAATACTCTTTTACGGCTGACCAAAGAACATTTTCAGCATACCCGTCAGTATGCACCAATTTAACCGTTTTTCTCCGTGAATCAATCTCTAATCGTTCACCGGCATTTAAAGAAACATTGACCTGATAGGTATTGTCTCCAATCTTCACAAGCGGTTTTGATACGGAACCATATATCCGCAGCACAAAATCTGATTCCGTGATACTAACATTATTGATCGAGGAAGATGATACCTGATTCAGATAATAATATCCGTATTTGTATGGATATTTCTTCAGATTATCCATTTCAATCGTCGCGCCTTCTGTCTTCAAGAAATTGTACTCTCTTTCCTGTACCCAGTCCGGCTGATCGGTTGCAATAGTGACTTCGATCTCAATGTACCGTTTTGTAAGATACCATTTTGCTTTCTTCGATGCTACGATATAACAATTCAAATAGTAGTCGTCCTGATACAGTTTTCCTGATCGGTTCGCAAAGATATCAGATTCAAAGATCTGGAAGATATCATTTCTTTTTGCAATCCCTTCTTTCTCAGTGGCTGCTGAAATAATGATCTTCATTTTCTTTGACTTGACACCCTTATGGAAGTTGGTGATCTCGTCATAATCAGTATCATATTCCCATTCATAATTCCTAAGTTCGGAATCTGTAATAAAAATACCACCCGAACCAAAGTCAATACTTTGGTTCAGATGGTTCACGTATTTTGCTACATCAAGCATACTTTTTCACCAACCTTGCAATTTCTCTATTGTCAAATTCAACTTCTACACCATTCGTCAGTGCATCAATTAACAGTGTGTACAGTCCTCCGTTACGCATCCAATTATAGAGGGCTTCTAGCAATGCCTGGATTGCTCCGTCATCCCTGTTTCCGCTGTTATTCACAGCTTCCTGAATCATGTCCATCAGATTCTGTGTACCAACTACTGTTTCAGATCCAGCTTCACCACCTGCAAGGAACTGGTTAGACTTAGCGTTATAACCGAAAATAGTCGGCTGATTCATGATCATGCCATCGTCCATTGCCTTTTTGTACCATTCAATGCCAAAGTGTGGAACACTTGGGGGTTTCAAGCTAAAAGAACCACTAATTGAAATATGAGGAAGTTTCAAATGTGGTAATGACCATGAAAAATGCATGATTGATTTTATGTGATTAATCGCATTCGATACAACAGATTTGCACCCATTCCACACATTTGAAAAAACCGCCTTAATGCTATTCAGTACACCGCTCACCGTAGATTTGGCAGCATTCAGACCACTTGAAATAGTGGACTTCACACCGTTGATCACATTAGATACCGTTGACTTGATACTGTTCCAAACACTTGTAAAGGTTGATTTAATGCTGTTCAGTATACTTGAAATAGTAGACTTAATTGCATTGAACACACTGCTGATTACTGACTTAATCGAATTGATTACATTGGTTACAGTCGTTTTGATTGCATTCCAAATATTTGTGACTGCTTCTCTGAATCCATCATTGGTATTCCATAATGTGATCAAGGCAACCACAAGCCCTGCTATGAGTGTAACAATAAGAACTATAGGGTTAGCATTTAATGCAGCATTAAAAAGCCACTGTGCAATAGTAGCACCTTCGTTTGCCGTTTTGTATGCTGTCCATGCTGTTGTTATGGCACTAATCAATGATGATATTGCCATTGCAACCTTTAAGGTTACGAACCCGGCAGCAACTCCTGCTATCAGTGGTGACCAATCCTTGAACGTTTGAATAATCTTAGGCACATCTTCAATAAGACCACCTAGTTTTTCAAGGAAGTTTTCAACACCATCCATTCCTTTTTCAAAGAATGTTGTAAAATCAATCTTTTGAATCCAGTCAAATACCCTTTGTAGGGCATCACCGACAGACGTTGCAAACGCATCCCAGTCTATTGTTTCCATCCAGTCTGACAACTGCTGTAAAAATCCCATGACTGTAGGTGCAAGTTTTGAACCTACTTTTGTAAGGATATTTTCAAACAATGAACTCCATGAACCTAATATTGTAGTACCTGCTTCAAGTGCGGTTGTTCCGGTTATACCTAAGTTGTCCTGAATCTTGTGAATAGCTTCAATCATTTGGTCAAACGTTACGTTATCCAAACTTTCAATCTTTTCACCAAGTACACCTGAATCATTGATCAACCTGATCATTTCAGACTGTGTACCGCCGTATCCAAGCTTTAAGTTGTCAAGCATGGTATAGTTCTGTTTGGCAAATCCCTGATAAGCGTCCTGTATAGAACCAATGTCAGTACCCATCTTGTTAGCATTATCCGACATATCAGTGATAGCAAGGTTGGTCAGTTCAACCGCTTTTGCAGTATCACCACCAAGACCATGAATCAGTGAAGCAGCAAATGACGTTGCTGTATTCATGTACTGATTTGAACTCATTCCTGCTGTCTTATATGCCTTTTTAGCATAATCAATCAGTTTACCGGAACTGTCTTTGAATAGTGTTTCAACCCCACCAACCAACTGTTCATATTCAGCATAGTGACCAACCGCTGATTTTGTCACATCTGCCATTTTTTCAGCTAACTGTGTACATCCTGAAATTACTTTTGTGATTGCTGTAGATGCTAAATTAGCAAGCGTGGCTTTCCATGTCGTAAATCCACTGTCTGCATTCTTGGCAGCTTGTCCGGCATCTTCTACTGAATCACCTGCACCATCTGCCTTTTTATCAACATCTTCCAGTGTTTCAGCTGTGTCCTTTGCAGACTTTGAAACCTTTTCAATGTTGTTCACCGCATCAGCGTAATTGATCGTTATTTTTCCGACCAACGAAAAAATATCCAACTATTAGCCACCCCCTTTCAACGGTGGCACGAATCCATTCAGAATTTTATTTGCTTTTTCCACCTGTAACTTAATCTGTGCGTTGTTCATTGTTGGTTCAGTTTGTTCAGCGTTTCCACCTTTCGGTGCTGTACTCATAAACTGCTGTTTAAATTCTTCAAAACTTCCAACATCGTCAGCAAGTGGGTTTGCTGTGATTGCACAGTATAAATCCCACTGTTTATCTTCGTTGTCCTGTTTCAGAACTGTTCTAACAGTAGCGTCTAATTTTCCCCGGCCGATTGCTTTATCTAAATAGCTGTAGGGGTTACCATATCTACGGTTGCAGCACTCATCGAATCGTTCTGTTCCGTACCCACTAATTCGGCAACACCCTCGAAAAAATCCATAAGATCATCTTTCTTAGCAAAATCTTTTACCATGACAACAAACTGTTTCAGCTTGAATTTCTTCACATCATCAGTAGTAACCGCTGTACCGTTGTCCCACTCCATACAGTTAGCAAAAAACTTACAGATTTCATTTCTTGCCTTGGAAATGTTCTTGATCAGAATGCCACATACCTTCATGGCAATGACAATACCAACTTCTTTCATATCTGTACCGGATTCCTGCAACTGCTGAATCTCGTCTTTATCAAATGCACCAATAACCTGTTCTACTCCGATAACTGCAAGAACCTCACAAAAGTCAAATGCGTTATCAACTGTTAAATCCTTAAATCTGAAATCTGCCATGATTATTTATCCTCACTTTCTTTTTTCGCTCTGTTTCTTCTGCCACCTTTTGCAGGTTTATCCTGTTTTGGTGGTTCAGGTGTTTCCTGCTGTTCAACAGGTTCAGTCTGTTCATTCTCTGTTTCCTGTCCCTGATCTTCCACCTGTTCAGCAGATACAGCAGGTGTTTCCTGCTGCACTACTTCATCAGAAATATCAACCACAAACATTCCTTTGTCCTGAATTTCTGCAAATCTTTCTTCTGTCATATCTAGTTTTTCACCGATTACGTGACCTTCACCTGTGTACTTGTCTGTATATTCTCTTACTACTACAACTCGCATAATTCACACCCCCTACACAACAGCGTTTGGATAGTAAATAGCAATATCCAACTTGTTTAAGCTGTCATTTTCAAGATCAGCTGTACACTCAAATTTGACAGCAAATGTTGTCTGTTCAGCGTTCTTTGTTTCCAGTTCAAACGCTTCTGTACAAAGTGCATTCGGTAAAATAATGATTACATTCTTACCGCTTGAAAGTGTTCCGACATATGCAACATTTTCAAGATAATCTGCTTCTGTGATATTTTCCTTAGATACATACTTGGCATAGGTTGTATCTTCGGAAGTGGATTTCACAAGGTGTAATGCATTTACAAGAATATCTTCTGTAAGTTCTGTCATCTGACCTTCAAGTGTGGCAGATTCACCAACCTTCTGTTTGCTGACACCTTTGATCAGCACCGTTGCACCGTCCACCTCAACATCTAACCACTGTGCTTCATAGTTGAACTTAAGACCACCGGAAGTTGCACCAAGTGGTGTACCAGTCCAACCATTGCTTGGTTTCTCATACTTAAGATTTTTGTAAATGACACCTGCACCCAAGATCATGTTCTTGATAGTTTCAGATGTAATACCATGCTTTTTTAAGCCCATTCTTTTATGCTCCTTTCCACTCATTTGTGTTAAGTGTTATCGTAATTCTAAAAAGATCTTCTTCACCTGTTGGAATCATTAAACCGTTCCAATAGGTAATAAAAAAAGCAGTTCCTTCCTGAACTGCCCTTAAATCTTCAAATGCTTTTTTTAGTTTGTCATTTATTTCTGCAAGCGGTAATTTTGACCCCCTTGACCAACCGTCAAGTGTAAACACACCGCCTGTATATCCGTCCTCTAATCTGTGTTCAATTTCATTGAATGAACCGACAAAGTAAGGATAGCTAATTTCACCTGTCCATTCACCAAATTCATAGGGAATACCAAGTTGATCAAGCTGATCAGAAATAAAACCAAGCATATCAACCATAATTAACCCCCTAAATTCTGTTTAATGACATTTACAAGCTGTTTCTTTATCTTTGGGGCTACACTCTGAAATGCTTTCGTGAGTGGTTGTCGTGGTGTTTTTCCGTAAGTATGGTAAAATTTACCGTCTTTCTTACTCTTATAAACCCAACCGCCTTTTCTTCCATCACCATGCAGTGCATATTCACCAGTACCAAATTCTTCCCAAATCGCATTTTCAAGGTCTGAACCTACAGCAACAGTTGATTCATCTTTTCCTTCATCAACCATATATTTGTAAGACCCCTTTGTTTGTCCGGTATCAACCCGACTGTTTCTTTGGGTCTGTTCCTGTATTTCACCACCTGCTTCGTGAAGGAATCCAATAACCCCTTCCGATAATGCAGCTTTAATTTTTGCTGTGTTATCTGTAAATTCAACTGACATATTACTGCCCTCCTATAAATCTAAGATAGATTTCTAAGTGGTCATGCATTCCCATCGGATCATCAATCAGCATAATCTCATATGCCTCACTGTTTATGATCATTCTTGCAGTGCCGCTTGTAACTCCGACAGCTTTAAGATCTACGAAGTCACACAGAAAGATATGCGTACTCTCCTGAATTTTAGCTGAAAATGTCATGTGCTTTGAATCACCGTTGGATAAATCCAACCATCCGGGGATGGACACTGCATCAGTCCACTGGTTTACACCCTCGCCTATGGCATTTTTACCGCCACTCTCTTTCACTTGGAATAACGCCTGGATGTTACCTCCAATCATGTTAAAACCTCGCTTTCATGTAAGGTTTTAAGAATCCGAGTAAACTGACCGGATATCCCATCACCTGATTGTTAACATCTTGGTCAAAGTAAGTCACAGAGTACCGGGATAGTGTTTCTGACTTGATTCCGGTCTTTGCTCGGTTCTTAACATCCCATTTCACAAGCTCCAGAACACCTGCACGGACATCAGCCGGATACTCTACCTTTGTGATCAGGTTTGTACTTTTGTACATCTCACGATCAACCCTGATAAAGTTGTCTCCAATCTCAGTAATGGTGTACAATCCGTCATTCACATAGGACTGTGAAATCTGGATTGTATCACCAACTTTCAGAAAATCTGACGTTCCGCACAAGCAATCACCAGAGCTGTCTGCAAAAAAACGGACAAAGCGATTTTGGAAATTATTATGCGTGTACACACGGATCATAGACTCGGCTGCATTCAGTTTTTCTGCAATTACTTCTTCATTTTGCGCTGTAAATTCCGGTAATTTCATCATCTCATCAACTGCCAATATCATCAGGATCACCTTCCTTTTAGACTACTGCAGTACCGACTTTTGACTTGATAACTCCCATCTTCACATTCTTGCTGTTGAATTTCAGCTCATAGTTAGCTGATGCACCAAGTTCTGCAAATGTTGGAGAGTCTTTCGCAATATTGTCAACCAGAAGTGACAGACCATTCGGATGAAGGACCTTACCCTGTTTGGTATAGAATTTGTCAATACCTGCAGATGCCTCTGGATCGTAGTTGGTTGTATACTGATTCTCATAATTTTTCTTGTCGCAGGACAGGAACGCACCTTCTCCAAACAGATAAGTAGAGAATACAGCATCAGCTGCAGAACCAGTCACTGTAAACCGGTCGGTCACAAGGACGTGCTTACCGGCAATAGTCGGAAGAGTAACCTCTTTCTGGATTACACCATTGACTACATATTTGTCAAAATCAACAAGTCCCATTTTCTGATATTCCTTGTAGATCATGGAATGCATAACCATCAGACCAAGTCCGCCAGCCATATCCCCAAGTGCCGCCTGTTCTGCATCATAAACAGTACCAGCTTCGATGTGTGTAGTGGTGTTCTTTGTTAAATCAGTCACATGATCTGACAGTTTAGCCACTCCAGTTACTGCCTTCGCAATATTCATTAACTCGTTTTCCCATACCTGCTGATAATATCCAACAATCTTACCTTTAATGTTTGTCATCGGATCAGCACCGGTCAGCTCTTTTGTAAAGTCTTTTGCCTGGAATGCTTTCATTCTCTGGATCATCATACAGGTCTGTTTACTTCCGGAAACTTCAACCGGTGTATTGTTGGTCATACCATCATTATTCAGTGCCTCCATTCCGTCCTCATTGATATCTAACGGCCTGTAAATCGGAATTGTTGCCACATTTCCTTTTTCTCCAATCAGATCCATAATACTTGAATCTTCCTGGATAATACCTGATGCAATAATTGGATTTTTCCAGTAATCCGCTTCCTGCATCATGCCTGCAAATACTTCTTCATCAAATGCAAATCCACCAAAATTTCCTTTCGGCATTCTTCATCACCTTTTTAACCTTTCTTAATGTGTATTTAACTGCTTAAATAAATCTGGATTTTCTTCTTTGAGCTTCATTCGCTCATTGAATCCCATCTTCAGGAACTGTTCTTTTGTGACTGTCTTATCGTTGTCACCGTTTGGAAGATTATTTTCAAGAATCTTTCTGTTATTCTGCTGATTGCCATTGGATGCTTCAAACATAGCCGGATGCTGTGTCTTAAGGCCGGTGATCAGATCATCTTCCCCCTTGATTTTCCCATCATCACCAAGTTTGATTTCACCTTTTTCCTTTGCCTTGAATACAAGATAATCAACATCAACTGCACCTGCTGCAACCAACGCAAATTTCAACGCATTTTCTGTTTTCAGCTCTGCATTCTCTTTCTTAAGGTCTGCAATCTCTGTTTCATATGCAGTTATTTTCTGCTGTGTTTCTTCGTCTTTCCCGGCTGACTTTTTCAGTTCTTCAATCAGGTTGTTTGCCTTGGTCAGTTCTGTAGTCTTACCGGAAAGGTCAGTTTCAAGGTTGGTGTATTTGTCCTTAGACACATAACCACCATCAGTAAGGTTAACCATCTTGATCAGCTTCTCTTTGTTTTTTTCATCACCGTTATAGGCGTTGATTGCCCGCACCAGTTCATCATAGGTGATAGCCTTATCACCAAAAAATGCTTTTAAAAATTCCATATTCTTCTTCCTTTCTCCGTCACGTTTTTATATCCGGTGTCACCGGGAACGGTCAACAGTTTATATCCCATGTTGCAGGGGTCATTTCAGCAGCAGTTTAAATGTCATAAGCCTTTTTCGGACAAAAGAAAAGACACCCTTGCGGATGCCTTAAAAATACTATTTAACCCATAGTTGGGAGATAATCAGGATCACCATACCTTTCTACAGTACCAAGTGAATGTGCAACGCTTTCATGTTCCTTTTATCCCCCTTTCTGACCTTATATAACGGTCATATAGGTAATAAAAAAGCAAAGGTGCAGAATTGTATACCTTTGCTTTTTAATACATTATATCGTCAAGTGACAAGTACCCAAGATCATAAACGTCTTTGTTTTCTTCGATACATTCATCAATAATGTCAATAATTTCTTCATCTTCCTGACTTTCAAACGGAATAGTTGGAAAATCATCATTGAATTTTTCCTTATACCGTTCAAGTGCTTTCTGTAATTTCTCATTCATATTATTTTACCCCTTTCAGAATTTCAATGAATGCTTCATAGCTGTTTGGCAAGTACTTCTTCACATATTCCAATTCAGAACCACCATTGACTTCTGCACCCATGATGTTAGCCCACATTTCAGATGCAGATTCATAAACCCTACATTCATTCGCTACCTTGCTAAGATTACTTGCATCAATACCAAGTTCTTTATATGCTGCCTGTAAACCTTTATGTTCTTTAAGCTGCTTCACTGAATGATATTTACGATTGTAATATTTGTCACCGTGTCCCCAGTTGATACGATGTGAAAGAAGTCCATCAATGGCATCCTGAACACCGCCACTTGCGTCATGATCTCTAAGTTCTTTTTCAACATCATCTGTCAGTATTGATTTCAAAAACTGTCTATCTTTTCTCACAGCAGTCAAAAATTCATCAGAAGAACTTGCCACTTTTGCAAATCGGTTTGTCTGATACTTTGTTTTACTATGAATTGTTTCCACTTCGTTAAAGTGAAGCCCCTCATAATCAGCTTTTGCATCAAAAAAGTGACCGTACTCATGTGCTAATGTTCCGTATTTACTCTTTCCGTTATCAATGTACCTTTGAATAGGGTAAGAGAAAACCAGTTTGTTGTCAGCAGGTCTATAATATCCACTTTTTCCTTTACTGACTCCACTTATTTCATCAGCATACTTTGCATACAGTTTTTGAAGTGATGTATTACTGTGTTCAGTCAGAATCTTCATGTATTCATCGTAATCTGAACTACTCATTGCACCCTTTAGCTTTTGGGTGTGTGCCAACACATCATATTCTTTCACATTCATTGTATCAGCATTGTCAGGTAACTTCAAATATTTCTGTTTGAAGTCGTTGAACGACTGTGTTTTATCCAATCCAAAGAATGTTGCACGTTCTTGTAAGGTCTTTAGTTCATCATCATCTAAAGCCCATTTTGCACGCTGTAGCAGACAGCACCGGCAGTTACAAACGTTCTTTGCAGAACCGCCAACACCCGGTGCTTGCATTTTCTCACCGCCAACATCAAACGGTTCATCTATTTCTCTGATCTGTCCGTCACATTCCCGGTGTTCATCCCTTGTACGTCCGTCAAGCGTGGAATCCCACTGTTTGACTATATCAGCACCCTTTTTCTTTGCCTCATGCTGACCGTCAAGAGCTGCTTCATTCTGTATTCTATGTCCTTCCGTCCGGGCAATACGAATTGCATTATTATATGCCTTACGAAAAGGACTGTTCATACCCTTAGCAATCCTTAGTGCCATTTCATTCCAAGATGAACCACTGCTGATCCCTCTTGAAAGTTCAGCACGAATTGAACGTTTCAGATAATCAACATCTTCACCTAAACGCTTATACAGACCGCTTGACAGTTTACTGTTGGTTTTCAATGCTTTGACAACCTGATCTTGCTGAATCGGTATTACAAGCGGTATACCTGTACTTTGCAAATCATAGAACATACCAATGTAACCGTTGATATATGACTGTTCCAAGTAATCAGCAATGGTTGTAAATTGACCTTCATGTAGGTCATAAAGCATTGCTTCAAGCTGATCAACCATCATTTGCTGATATTCCTTTTGGTATACTATACTTTGCAGATTTTCAAGGTCTGTCCTTGCAGACAATTCCCTGATTTTCTGTTCACAGTCCTTTTTTGCCCTTTCATATACGACTTCTAACAGTCTGATGACTTTCTTTTCATCATTAAGCTGTGCCTGTTGTACTTCCTTCTGTGCCTTGTTCACCTATTCCACCACCTTCATCATCCGGTATAATAGAATCAAGATCATCTTGCACCTGCTGCACCTTATCAGCTTCATTATCCGGCAACTTGTCCTTCACCTTTTCATAATCAATATCAAGAACATCACAAATATACTGAATAATCAGATCATCACCAAAAATCTGTGCCAGTGATAACAGGGTGTTGATTTGTACCTGTTGTTTCTGTGCTTCTGTAAGTTCATTCTGTTCATTTTCCTGTTCATTACTCATTACTTCGTGGGTGAACTCAAAATAAACATCTGTGATCTGATAATCTGTACCGTTCTGCTGATTGATTTCATCAATGCAGACTGCTACGATCTTACGCAAGAACCGCTTGATATTCCTTTCCAGATGCTTGCATCTAAGATCAAGTAGTGAATAGGCTGCCTTAATTGCAATATTGGTTGTCGCACTGGTATCTTTCAGTCCTGAGAGGTTCAATCCCATACCGAACCGATAGATGTTCTTCTCATCCAGTTCCAGCTTCACCTTCCGGGCTTCATACGGTACATCTACTGTATGTACTTCAATGCCACCGTCTGAACCGACACCAACAATCTTTTTTGTCTTAAGATTCTGCTGCAATTCATCAAGGTTATCACCTTCAAAACCTTTGACCGCATATAACGGATGATCAAAGTCAATGAGGTTGTTGGAAAGACTGGAAGCCATCAGGTCATAATCATCAATCAGATCTTTTACTGCTTTCAGGTTGCTGAACTGTTTCTTGTTATTATCCAGCCGGAAGAATGGCAGAAATCCAAGACTCTCAAAGTAAGTGTTATCATCACCGTCCACCTGATACAATATATGAGGCCGAGGGTTTACCTTCACTAAGGTGTCCTTTTCAATCTCACCGTTTTCATCCTGAACGTAATAAACAACCTGTTCGTCATCCCAGTCCATGATCTTTTTGATTCTGTGACCTTCCTTGTCAACCCGGTCAACATACCAATAGATCACATGGTCTTTTCCGTCCTCTGCAAATCGTGCCTCTACTTCCACAACGCCGATACTGTCAGCACAAATAAATTTGAGCTGATCTTTGCTGTCTTTCATAGCGTACATATATGCGAACCCTTTTGTCTGGCAGTCTGTGATTGCTTCACTCAGCTCATCCACAAAATCATCATTGTTGTTGAATCTAGAATCAAGTTCACTCTGTAGTGCCGGATCATCAGAAAAAACAAAACCGTCCGATCCTGACAAGGTGTACTGTGTACCCTGTTCTGTAAGCTCCTTAAAAAACGGGTGAGGGATCCTTACATTTGCCCGACTTGTGTCTTCCACAAGCTGACCGTCCTGGTTGAAATAAAACATTCTGTAATTTTTAATATCATGATCGCCATCATAGTAACGTTCACCTATTCTTGCAAAATGCTTTTTCACTGCTGCAGCATCTTCATCAATGAACATCTTGATTTCATCAACTGTAAGCACCTTATCACCTCTTTCCTGTTAATCTATACAGTTAAGTCCCTGGAATACTTTCAGGATTTTCGGGAACTGTACCGCAATCCACTGTACCAGCTGTTCATCATTACAGTATTCCGCAAGTCCACATTCATTAAAAAAAGCATGAATCACTTCATGCCTTAACACTTCATTGTATCTGGTTCTCTTATCTTCTTCTGATGCTGACGGTTCCAGCATTTTCTCCATTGCTCTAATCTTTATCAGCTTCGTGTAGATTGCACACTCACCGTCATGCAATGTCTCTTCCAGTGTCTCATCATCTCTGATCAGACCATATTCTGTACCTAAAATTAACATTTTGTATACCTCCCGGCTAAAATAACCAGCCGTTACCTTTCTTGATATATTTTTCCAATGCATATCGCATTGCATCCATCAAATGATTAAAGTCATCAATAGGACGGTTCAGTTTATTACCGAACTTGTCCTTGTCCCACGTATAGTTGCTGATCTCGGTCAGGAAATTAACACACCTCGGATGTATGATGATCTCATAGTCCTGAATGAACTGAATACCGCTGTTGATACTGTCCTTGCCCTTCTCAGCACCTTTGACCCTAAGACCATAGCCTTTTAACTGATCAATAGACTTTGGTTCTGCTGAATCCGCTGTGATTCTTTCCTTTGCATAGCCCATATCAGTGATATTCTGATATATTCGCTCATTGGAAAGACCTGCTGCATACATTTCATCGTACACGAATATCTTTTTGTTCTGAACATCAATGAATCCACAAAATAATGCAGATGGGTCATTTGTATAACCAAAGTCAAGACCAAAGGCTGAATCAATCTTGTATTGCTGTCTGATCTGTTCCAGTGTAAAGGCTTCTTCATGCCAGTTCTCATATACAAGACCGTCAACAATGCCCCAATCACCAAGACCTGCCACTGCATAACGTCTTGGGTTCTGTTTCCGCATGGTTTCAAAAACCTTAAGATCGGCTTTATCTAACCATTCATTGCACTTGTAATTGGTTGTAAGTGCAAGGGTTTCATCATCGGGGTTATCAAAAAACCGTTTCTTCAACCAATGGTGTTCATTCCAAGGGTTGAAAGTAACGGTGATCTGCTTGAACAGGTCTGAACCTTCCGGGATTGCACCACGAATAGATTCATCAAGCATATTGAAATCATCCTCTGAACTAATTTCATATGCTTCTTCAATCCACATCCAACACAATACGCCCTGATCAACAGTGATTGATGTTACTTTCAGTGGGTCATCGAGTCCCCTGAAATAAATCTTTTGACCTGTTGGCTTATACGTCATTTCAAGTGGTGATTCTTTTATATCCCAAAAAGCATCAACACCAAGTCGATGTATAGCCCATTTCAATTCAGTAAAACAGGAATCCTTTAGTGTTCTGTAAGTTTTTCTGACAACTAAGGTATTCGCATCAGGGTACTTCATCACATTGGTGATGTACCATAATGCTGTAGTCTTTGACTTCTTAGATGCACGTGAACCTTTGACCGCCCGGTATCTACCTTTCCACCGCCAAAATGTACCGTAACCCTTACCGACTACTTCCTGTAATTTCACATTAACCTTACCGGACTTTGTAGCCTTGTAATCTTCCGGCATCAGAATGAACTTCTGATAACCAAATACATATTGACTTGATGGCTGCCTGTATTTAGTCCTCAAGTGCGTCTGCTCCTGAAATAACAATAGGGGCTGTCACATTCACATCTAACTTATCATTCCACATACCTAAATGTTTACCAAGCAGTTCAAGGGCTTTCATCTTGGAAGCAATCTTGACTTCTCTTTCAACACTTCCACCAAACTCATTATCAGATTCCTTATATTTGATTGATTCAATACAAGACAGATCATCAGCAGATGCATCCTGTTTGATTCTTCCGTTACTGTCAACAACGTCTGTCATTCTGACAAATGCAATCTTGGCAAGCTCTAAGACAACCCTATCCTGATTCACTCCGGTTCTTCGTGACCGTTCTGCCATGTGTTCAGCAATAGCCTGTTGAATATTAGGTTTTGTCAAGTTTTCACATCCGATTGCATCTGCTGTTTTTACCGAATAACCTGCCCTAATAGCTGCCTGTGTTGCATTCAGGTCAATCAGGTATTCATCAACAAAACGTTGCTGCTTTTCAGTTAATTTGCCTTTTTTTGCCATAACAACACCGCCTTTCTATTATTTTTATAACAAAAAGTGCTGCAAGGTAGGAGGTTTTAGCACCCTTGCAGCACATAAGACAATAAGCAATATAATTTTGCATAAAAAATTGCAGGTAATAAATTACCTGCAAAAATTTTTATACAGCATACACTATAAAAGGTCAGCTTGTATTTGTCAAATATGAAATAATTGGTTTTATGTCAGATATGTAAGGTTTTTATAGGTATCTTCAAACGCTGAAAGTGCCTTATTATGCAGTTCTACGGTATATGAATAAGATTTTTTCATTTCCTGTGAAGCAACCTTGACTGTTTTAAACTGCACATACACTTTTGTAAGAATCTGAATCATATTCTTGTCACGCAATCCCCGGATTTCCTTAATGATCTGCTTCTTTGCATCAACAAACTGATCTATTTCTTCATTGATGTGTTGGTCAAACATGGTATACCTCACTACGTCCTTACATAACTTATCACCTACAGGTGAAGTCTGCACTTTGTCCCGGCTGTAATCAATACCGCCTGCACTGCATACATTCATTTTCATATCTGACAGCGTGGCAATATCATCATTTATCTGCATATCTAACACTTCAAGCTGTTTCAGATATTCCCTTGCACTTAATTTCTTCTGATCACTCATTTTTACCTCACTTTCTACGGTTGGTTACACTTCGGTTACGGTTAAAAATAGCATAAAAAGTGCTTCAAACCCTTATAAATCAAGGAAGTTACGGTTTCTACGGTTACGGTTAAAACTCTATTCTCTATATATTCTTATTTTTACTAAGTTCTATACTATCATAAAATACTAATTATTAAAGAATGTACTTTTAACCGTAGACAACCGTAACCGCCAGTATTTACAAGGGTTTCGCATGAATTTTGTATGTATTTTCAGACCACGT